ATAGCATGATCTCGTAAATGTAGGCATCCCCGGAAAGTGAGAATGTGTGTGCTCCCGAAGTGGCTACCGTGATGTCGAACGAGTATTTTTTATACTCCGAATCGATCGAAACTGGAACACTCTCGACCAGATCGACCGTGAGTGAATTACCCTTAGCCCAGAAACTTAATACGTGCGAGCCTTGTTTAAGATCAACAGTTTGCTGAATAGAACCGATTTTAACCCCTTTTCCAGACCGTGAGGGTGCGTCGATAACCTCCGTGTTGCTGTAAACCCAATGAGCGAGGGGATTGGTGTTTATAGGTGTGCTTCCTGTAACTGCGGTAAGCGCATCGACGGTCAGACTTTGAAAGTCTCCCAGAAATCCAGTGTTCCTTAACAGGTTTGCACTACCAACCACGGTATTGTTAACCTTCTGTTCTATAGCATCAACCCGTTGCTTTATCCCGTCCGTGTAGCTGTCTGAAATTTCCTGCCTCAACGTAGATAATGAAGCTCCTGCCGGGTTTACCAGTTTTTTGTTTCTCGGCTTCGCAGGGATGTATGTTTTCTTGCTTATCATATCTCGATAAGATTATACGTGCAACTTTCCATCTTTACATTTTCCTCGCCTCCGCAAACAACGAATGTCGAGCCGGGCAGATGATTTTCGGTAACCAATGAATAGGGCAGAAGAACGTTGTTCAAAGTAGGATTGATCTGATATCTCGGCGAATCGTAGATTTGTAACGCCTTTTCTATTATTGCCTCTTCCGCTACTCCGGTGAACGGAACGGATAAAGACTTAATCCCGCTTAAAAGCCCGGAATCGGTTATCACGCTGCTTAGCGAAATCTTCCCGTCCGTGTTGGTGCATATTTTAAGGTCTATATCGTCCGCTTCATCGATGAAATCTTCGCTTATCTCGCTTTCGTATATCAAATCCTCCTTTTCTTCCTTGAACTCGTAAATACCCTCCAAGTCCTGAATGGTCTGTTCCAATTTGATATTCTTGATGAAAGTCCATTTGGCACCAAAAAGCAATATTAAAGAAGAAGCCATACTTGCGTTGTAGATAGCGTAGAGGGTTAATTCTATATCCCCGAATATGGGTGTTGACGGTGGATTTATTATGTATCCGGAAAGGTCGCCCAATCCCATTTTATAGGTATTCGTGTTCTTTGTCTTTAATAGGGTTCCGAACTTGCTTGAACCCTTTTTTATCGGTATTGGAACATAAAAAACAGAATTGGTCGTAGTCCAAGCCGAACCGTTGTAGTAGTAATTTCCAATCCTTAGTTTGGCGGGAATTCTCCACTCCATGTCGCTAGAAGCCTCTTCGGTGGGGTCTGTGTTTATTCTTCCATCGTCGCCACTAACATCATTGTTTTCTATGTTAACCTGAACCTCACAGGAAAAGGCGAAATAAATCTTATTGTGAACAAAGAAGCGTTTTTCGGACTTAAGGTTTAAGACAGGGTGTGTTTCCTGAAGTATCTTCCCATCCAGTGCGTTTGCTCTTGATGAATAGTTCTTAACGAACAGCTCCGAATCGAAACTTAGCTTAGTAGGTATATTATCCGACGTGTACCTTACCACTTTCATCAAGGCGGAATAAGCCTCTGCCGTGAATGGTTTCTGGTCTGACACGATTGGTGTCATGTCGGAATAGTAGTAATAAACATTCGAATTATCGTCGCAAACCAAAGGAACGGTTATCAATGTGTGTGTCGGTGGAACAGTCTTTCCAGAATATGGCTTCCGATAGCTTACCGTTGAATATCCGCTCCAAACAGACTTCTCCACCGCATCGTCAATATTGGGTAAAAAGTCTTTTACTTCGTAAAGCGAACAGTTTACGGCTATCTTGTTCTTTCCCGGTATCCTGCTTATCGTTGAACCTGTTCCTTTGTGTCCTACGGAATTAACCTCCCTTGAATCGCTTAATGTTACGCTTGTCTTTGTGTTTCCCGAATATTTGTGGTAACCGTTGAATCCTTTCTTGATAGCCAGATAATCCAACAAATACAAATCATCCTCGAACGGGGTAAAGGTGCACTCAACGAGATACTTTGCAATCTCCTCCAAAACTTCGTAATACGTCATTGCATCGTTCAGCTCGTCGAAGAAATTACCCGAAGCGACACCTGCTAATTCGTAGATATTCTCGTCCAGTTTTCCACGGACTGAATCGGTAAGGTATAAGTCTATATAACCCGATAAATCCCGTGCCCGCTTGATTATCTCCAAAAACGTAACCTTGTCTGCCGTAAGGTCGAATTCCTTGTACTTAAGCGTCGAAAGCGCGGCTACGCATTCCATCTCGTAGATAAAATTCGGAGAGGAAAAGTCCTGATTAAACGTGTCGGGTGTTAAAAATCCAATCCACTTGACAGAACTGTCAACGAGTAGTTTTATTCTTATCCCCTGCGGGTCGCTTGTGTACAAGTCTTTCAGGTAGCCCGAACCGTAAACACTCAAAGTGGCCAACGATGAACGTATGGGTACTAAAACATCCACGTCCTCCGTGTCTATACTGAACGGCTCACCACCGCCGATAAGCTCAACCGAAGAACCGATATAATCCTTTAGCTCAACATTGACAACACAGTCAATATCGCTTATTGTCTTAAATGGTATGGTGTATTTCAGTCCGTACATGCTCTTTACTAATAGGTTATTTTTAACTGTTTTAGTACTAAACTCTTGCTGATCGTTTCGATTGGTTGCCCAATACACCAACCAGTTTCTTGCCTTTTATCTCGAACTCAACCTTTCCTCCAATACCTCCGAAGTCGCCGTTTTTGATAGCTCCCCACAGTTTGGACTGTTGTGGCGTGGTCATTATCATTTCGCCACCGTTCAATCTCGCTAAATTCCTGTCTCCGCCTTTCAGTCCTGCGAAAATACCACCGTCGGTAAATTTCGGCAGACCGCCCAAAAGAGCGAGTATTGAAGCGACAGCACCGACAGCCAACATCGGGCCAACAAGTGGAATTCCGGCTACAGACGCAGCGGCACCTGATGCAGCGACGGTTGTATTTGCTGCAACCTCCGTGCTCTTTGTTGCAAGGCTCGCAGCGGCAGCACCCTGTTCAACGGCAGCCAAAGTGGATACGTTGGCAATCTTTTGAGCGTTAAGGATATTATCTTTAGTCTGAATTGCCTGTTCTTTTGTAGAGATCAAGTCTCTCAAAGTAGTGTAAGCCTCCCATGTTCCCATCAAACCTTTAATGGTATCACCAATGGCGTTTATAATCGAAACCATCCGTTCAAATCCGCTCATATCCTCGTTGGCTATTCTGCTCCACGACCTTGCGGCTCTATCCAAAGCGTCGGCAAAACCCGTTACTCCGTCGATGGACTGTTCAAAGATTGACAGATTCATCTCCTGTATGTCCTCTTTGAGTTTGGATAGCTTCAAAGCGTCGGAAAGGGATGTTAATTTTTGTTCCTCTTTCCATATCTCTTCCATCGCAACCTTTCCCTCCTCCCGAAGTCGCTGTATATATTTTTCAAGCTGTCCGTATTCATCTTCGAGTATGTCAGATTCAGTTTTTTTATAGTCGAACGTCGTGTCTCTTGGGGTATATCCAACCATCGACACACCGCCTGAAATCGGCTTAATCTTATGCTTATTGGCTTCGATTACTTTTTGCAGCTCATACAGTCCGCTAAAACCTTTTATGTCGTCGGGTGAGTTTTTGTCTTTCTTTTTGCTTTCTCCTCCAGCCGATGGGGTATATTGGCTTTTACTTCCACCTCCACCCGACAGGTCAACACCAGCCCTAACCGCTGCATCTACTTTCCATCCAGCATCGGCAACTACTTTTTGAAGTTCCTGTATTCTCGCATAATCACGGTCTATCTGGCTGTCTATTCCTATGCCTTTCTTTAATGCAGAAAATGTACCACGAAGCCTCAATTTCTCGTCCATCTTTTCAGCACCGCCATATTTCGAGTACAAAGAATTGATTTCATCCTGTGCGGTCAACCCCTTGTTTACGTAAAAATCTGCTTCTGCGGATGCCTTTAACAGCCTTATCCTTTCATTTACCTTTTTGTTTAACTCGTCTTGGTTTGATATTTCAGTCCCTAAAAGAGAATTTAATGTGGATTGAGCCTTGTTTAACTCATCCTGCGTACTTTTCTTGTCGTTCAATACCGAAAGTGATGTTTCAAGCATTGCGACCTCTTTCGGAGTAGATAACGATTCAGCCTCTTTTCTGTATTCGGAAAATATATTCTTTATTTCTTTGGCTTCCTTTCTCGCCTCGATCAACTTCATCACGAAGTTTGTAATCAGCCCAATAACAGCCATCGGGAGGATGGTGGAAAATGCCGCCTTTATAGTTGCAATAGCCGAAACGGCGACCTTTTTAAGACCGTTGAACGCAACACCCCACCTCGTAACCATCTGTGCCGCATTAGCCTCCTGAACGGCTTTCAATCCAGCCTGCTCTCTTAATCTCGCCTTGTTCATTGCCGATTCTGCGGCGGTCAGCTTGGCGTAGTATTGTATTTTTTGCTCGTTGGTTGCTTTCGAGTATAAAGCGGAAATCTCATTGTATCTCTTTTCCGCTGCGACCCTTTTCGCTGTAGCCAATTCCAATTGTTGTTCAGTCTGAACCTTATTGGCTAAAACTTTCTGATTCTCGGTTACTACCTTTTGGGTTAAGGACGAATAAGCCTTTGCTATCTTCCCGCTTGTGAATGCAGCTACAATAACCGCCACAACCCGCATGAACGAAGTCTGGATATTTCCCAGCATACCGTTAGCCCAATCGACGATCTTTTTGAAGTACTCGCCGATTTTAAGGTCTTGGGTTAACTGTGTGAAAGTGTTCTTTAACCTGTTTACCGACGTTTCGATATTGTCCGTATTGACTTCGGGCAGCATCTTTTCCATCTCCTTTACGAAAGGCAGCATAACGTCCTTTGAAATGAGCTTGCCAGCCTTTAACAGTCCATCCAACTCCTGAATGGTTACGCCGACCGCTCTCGCCATCGCCTCCATCGCAACGGGCATCCTTTCACCCAACTGTCTCCTCAACTCTTCGGATGAAATCTTACCCTTACTCATCATTTGGGAAAGTGCTAGATAGGAAAGGTGAGCATCCTCCGAACTCATACCGAAAGCGGTTATGCTTCGGGTAAAGGATTCAAATATCGTGTGCTGGTCTTGGACTGAAATACCCGCAGAAGAAGCGGCTGCACTAAACTTCGCAAATTCCGAAGTCATTCCGTTTAGCTCCTGCCCCCACCTGTTGGATGTTCTAACAAGGAAATCCATGTTTTTAGAGAAACCCTGTGCGTCGCCGGAAATGTTCCTCAATGCAACCCTCGCTCTCGTAGTTTCCCTCGCCACCTGAACAAAGCGGCTCACCATATTGCTAAGTCCTATTCCGCCCAGCCCCAAAGCGGATGCCATACCCAACACCTGGTACTGCAGCATTCTGATGTTCTTCCTAACTACATCTGCGCCCCGTTTGAACTGGTCTGTGGTCATTCGTAGGGCTATGGCGAAATTCATTTTACTCATATCGTGCTGTTCATAAATTTGTTAAACATGTCCTTATCTTTTTCCAACTGCTCCAAAGCGTCCTTTTCAAGCTGCTCCAACTCCCACGGAAACGGATATATATCCTGTGGCTTTTTGATCTTTTTATGATCCACGTGAGGGAGGATTGCATAGAATGTGTTCATTCTGTCCCGCTCCATCTGTTCCTTTTTATGTTCGTCGATAGCCTTTATATAATCGCCTATCTCGAATAGTTTCATCTCGTAAAGGACAAAGTGCGCATCAAGTCCGAAAGTGATTAAGAGGGCCGCCAGATCACCCATGTAGGGTGCTTTTTCCTCCTTGTCGGACACTTCTTCCTTGAACTGGTCGATATATGCCATTTCGTCGGATACGGCTCTTTGAACCTTCATTCCAATCTTACCCATATCAAGAATGGATTTGAACTGGTCAAAGGTCATTACCTCGTCGTTATTCTCCGATACCATCGCATACATCAAGGTTAATACCGTCTCTTCGTCGGTCAGGTCGAACTCGCCGAAAGGTTTTTTTAAAAGTCTCTCGGCTACTCTTATGGCTTGTAGGTTTAGTTTGGCTTTCATAAAAAAAGGCAGGGCATTGCTGCCACTGCCCCATAAATTTGGTTAATGATTCTTTTAGGTAGTCGGCGTTCCGTCTCCTAACGCCCCTGTTCCCTGTAACGTGATTGAGCTTGTACAAAGCTCGCCGTTCGTTGCGGTTTGTTCCAGCGAAGTGATTATCGCCAATCCGGAAGCTGTTTCCTTTGAAGTGTCAAGTTCAAAATCTTCGCTCGAAGCCAAAGGTGAACCGATCTTTATCAAGAACGCTTCCCTCTTGGCCATGATAGTTTTCAACGAACCGTAACTCATGTGTCCGGATGTTCTGGAAATAAGCGATTCGCTCGTAACCTGCCAGTTCAACTGTCCAACTAAGAACTCTTTCCACGCACCGCCCATTTTAGAGGAAGTGTCGATGGTGTCGCCGTTGATTGAAAGGGTATGGGTGCTTGCGTATGCAATGGGTTTGTAGGTGGTAACTTCACCAGCCGTCTCGCCAATGTAAAGCAACAACGCTTCCCCTTTGATTAAGTCTGTTTTTTGATTAAATGCCATGGTATTAAGTTATTTTAAAGTCAATTAATTGTCTGAATTTCCCCTCTGCGTATCGTTCGGCGGAGTTTACAATTTCAAAGGTTAAACCGTCATGATCACCCTGTAGAACCCTGTGCATTGCTACGGCTATTTCAAGCCCTATATCGTAGTCGTCGGATACTATCTCATATGTGACTACGGCTATCTCCCTCACTATTCCCATTTTCACCTCTTCCGTGTCATATGCGTCCCTCTCGTAAACCACAAACGGCGATAGAGTATCCGGCGGGGCTACACTTGGGAATATCTTTGCCCCGACAAGACTTACAATTTCGCTGTCCTGTAAAAGAATAGCCCTTGCAATGGTGGATATGGTAAGTTTTTCAAGTGATAACATCAGTATTTCATTTTAAGGCCGTCAACCATATTTCTTATCCCTCTTTCAATGTGTCTCATCGCTTCGCCGCCTCCCTCGTTTCTCGTGTCAGTCCAGAAATAGGATGCAGGCATCTTACCACGGTAATACCCCTTCTTCGTGTATCTGTCCTTTGTGCCACGGTCAACAAGGTGAGCGTGATTCCCTACACCCTTTAAAGCCTGAAACTTGTAGCTTCTTTCAAATCCGGCATAAACAGCAAGTGAATTTCTCGCCGATTTCCAGCGCATCGATTGAAGAAGATTCCCGGTGTGCTCGTCGTTCCTCGCTCTTAAATTCTTTCGTCCGAGCCTCGTAAAGACTTTTGCACCCTGAATCATCCCGCTGCGGATAGCCCTGTTCCGGTCAACTCCTTTTAGCTCGTCAACCAAAGCGTACACCCGCTCGATGTTCTTTATTTCAACTTTAATATCACTCATTGATTTTCCTTAACTGGATCTCCAAAGTATTGTCGGAATGGGTAGGCGCAATAAGGATAATTTCATACATGAAGCCCTTATATCCTACCCTGTGGTTCGCATTGATCTGGGAGGTTTCACGAACGATCATAAAGATTGTTTCGCCACGGTACAACTCTTTCGCCTCCACTCCGTCCTTGTCGTAAACTGGTGAGCTTCTTTTGTAGAATCCCCTGCATTCATATACGGGTGTCCACGTCTTTTTTACCGCACCCGATGGAGTTTGAACTTCCGTCAGTTGATAAAAAGCAAGTCTCTCCCGCATACTTCCTGCTCTCATGATAATTTTCGATAAGGTGTTAAAAGGTGCGCCAAGGTAAAAGGCACCTGCATGATCTTTCCGTGTGTAAAACCCTCTCTGTACTCGTAGAATACCGCCGTCATTATCCTTATCGCATGAACAAGGTCTTTCGGCAATGCTCCATCGGTAGCGATGTCGGCAAGCGGGGTATTTATCGACTGCTCGATAGATACCTCCGCTGCTTCCATCATGGAAGTTATAAGCTCATCGTCCTCGTCAAAATCGACGTTCAGATGCCTCTTAATATCTTCAAGGGTTACGTACATCAAGTAGTCTGAGGTATTTGTCCAATAACAAATGCTTCGGGTCTCAACAGGGTAATATCAACCTCGGTATTACCAACGAATTTTACTTCGTTTTCGCCAGCTCCGGTAATCGGGTCGAAGATCAGGTTAAAGTCGCCGAACTGCGATACAACGGAATACTCGAAGAATCCAAAACCGATGGAGTTTGCATCCATGTAGTTGGAAACGATAACAGGATAACCGTTCATCAAATCACCTTCGAGAATCATCTTTGTTTCGCCTGCTTCAATAGGAGTGGTTTTCAGTTTACCACGCATAGCGGTACTGATAATGTAAGCTCCAAAACCGTCGGCGTCCAATTCGATATTGTGCGCCATCACTTCGGTTTCAAGCGAAACAACTTCTTTGAATGTAGGTGTTGCACTCAACGTAACAGCATCTAAAGCGGCAGCAACGAATACTCCGGTAGGAGCGTCCTGTGCAACTGCGGTAAGAGACACCATCGTCTTGTTCAAGAGAGCGGCGAATGATCTGGCAATCTTGTTTACAACCAGATTGTAAAGATTCAGGTTTGACTGGTTCAAAGCCCTGCGGGAAACCTTAATTTTCAATCCCATACGGTGAGGAGTAGCACGGATGGCGTCGAAATTGATGTCCTTGTCAACCAAAGACACGTTTTCGCCAGCCCACGAAGCCTCAACGTCTCCAACAGTCGGCCATGTAGGTTGCCCCTGCACGTTGAACAGCATTTTGGAACCAGCTTTTTCGATAATCAATGCGGGTGTAAGCGCATCAATCACGTCTTGGAAAAGAACGGGAATTGTGTCGGCCACATCGGTACTGTCAATGTTTACGTTCTCACGAACCTCGATTTTTGCTTTTCCACCGTTAGTTACGGCATTTCTCAGATTTTCACCGAAAATGTCGTGAATCTTACGGACTTCCTTTTTTTCGTCCTCGTCCTTGATTGGCAATGGCCGTCTGTTTGCAATCATCCAAGAATCGGCAGCCTCAGAACTTCTTTTAAGATCGTCGTACTTTGCCTGTTCCTCTTCTGTCAACTCTCGCTCCTCTTTTTCGGCGGTGCTAAGAATTGTTCGCATTTCGCTGTTGGATTCAAGGATATGATCTCTCAATTCCTTGTCCGTCATTTCAGAAAGTTTCTTTTTCATGGTACAATAAAAAATTTAGTTAATGAATATTCATTCTAAGTATCTCAAGTTTAACTTTATAAGGTTTGTGTTTTTCCTCTTGCGGTTCTTCCGGTTTTTCCATTTCTTCAAGGCTTCTTACGTTCACTTCGGTTTGGGTGTATGCTGGGTCGGTGGTAATCGTAACGTCGTGGATACTTGTAAACTTATTGATAGTCCTTACCCATAACTTGCCGTCTTTAACCCACGTGGTATCTTCGTTTTTAACCCTGAAAGCGAAAGATGAACCCGATATATCTCCCCTCGATACCATCTCTACGGCGTAATCACCATCAGCGGTATTAGGTGCATCAAATTTGTACCTTAATCCGTGCTCGTCAATGGTTAATTCGAGCGTGCCCTTTCCCTTGTTGTATCTCGCTAACAGTCTTTGCCTGTTATGCTCTACAAGGGCTTTAATGTCGCTTTGCTGAAGTAAATTGTCGGATATTGCGGTAGGTGAAACAACCTCTACGAATCTCCTCAAGCCCTCTTCGGCTGACCAGTCGAGCATTACCTCTGATCTTTGGTTAAAAACTATGGCGTACCCATCTATGGTACGTCCCTCTATTTTAGGCGCAGCATCCCCGCCAAAACTGCGGATTTCTAAGTTCTTCATGGTAGGTATCTTTACTAATAGGATGAAATACTGGTTTTTCGTACTAATACGGAATATTCATAAAAAAAGCCCGTTTCACAACGAGCCTTTTTCCAAAAATTTTAAAAACAAACACAAAAACAAAAATATTATAAAAAACCGTGTTTTTCGTGGTATATCAACCTGTTCAGTCTCCTGTTTTCTTTCGTGTCCAAATGTTTACTGTAAATCGTGTACTCTCGAAAGTCCTCCCCGAACGTTTTCCTTAAATGTTCGTCAATGTCTCTCATTGCTGTTTTTCTTGCGGAACACATAGTCCTTTCTTATAAGGATAAAATATTGATATTTCGTACTTATAACAAGTGATTTATGTAGAATTTCGGGTTATTCTGCCCTAATCTGTAATCGTGAAAAACATAAACGCCCTGCATAATTCCCAATTTCCCACCGTCTCTCATCACCTTATCGGTAAATTCAGAATCGAACCGTATTGAATTGTCGGAAAACTTGTACTTCTCCCAGGTCTTTTTCTGGAATACCATAAGAAAGCCCGCAATGTTAATTTTAGTCTCTTTTACGTCAAAATAACGCTCTTTTTGCAGTTTTTGGGCTATTTTTTTATGGTATAGAACGTCCGTATTTTCACTAAATCCGTCCGCCTGCTGGTGGGGTGAACCTATTCTATTTGTCAGGCATCCGTAAACATCAAAATCGTGTCTCTCTATAATGTCCGATATTTGCTTTTTCGTATCGGGTAAAAGAAATAAAACGTCGGAATCGGTAATACATATCCAGTCGTCGGAATTTGGAACACAGGCGCAATGGATGTTGTGCGACCGTCCTATCTGTTTTTCGTTGTCGAATGGGGTTAAGTAGTAAATCATTTGTGTTGAAACCATGATACATCATTTGGCTTTTCAGCCTTAAAAACCGTATTGACCTGCGTGCCGTGAACCAGTCTGCCCTCGAAGTGTTTACGTGCGATATAATTAAATAACCCCATATCCACACCGCAGCCGGGCGTTTTGTGAAAGTGGGTGTCGGTAACGGACTGAAAGTAAAATGAAAGAAATTTATTAAGAAATTCAATCACTATATCAACCGAACCGCCACACAATCCTGCGTTCAGAAGTACATCTGTATTGCCTATGATAAAAGTCTGCAAATCTTTATGAGGGTGGTTTTTTACCATCCACTCACAGCCTGTCATGTTCGGCTCGTCTCCAACGTAAAGAATCCCGTCTTTCATCTTTTCAAACGGACTTCTTAACATCACCACGTCCGAACCGTCGGTTATGAATACTTTTCCAATCGAATCCCTGTGTTCTAAAAGGTATCGGTAATAACTCACCCATCTTTGAAAGTACACATTCCTTACAAACGTCTCGACCTTTATAAACTCCGCGCTGCCCTCTTTTCCTGCCTCTATTCCGTCCGAAAGGACAACGATGTCCTGACCTTTCATCGAATCGATTAAAGGCTTTAAAATTGATTTATCGGCGGGC